ATGTGTGTGTACATTGTCAGCACATTTCGTTGGATCTGAGATGCCTTTTCCACTTTTAAAATGATCTAATACAACATTTGCATCATCAATAATCATATTCATTCTGTGTATTGCTTCCTGGATTTCTTTTTGTTCTCTATTCATAGTGTTGTGTTTTGTTTAAATAAATTTAATTGTTTTGTGTCAGTAGTCCATTGTGTTGCCATTGCATGAGCAATACCTTCAAATGTTTTACTTCTTAGTGTGCTTCTTTCTTCTGGCGTTTTAGCTGTTTGCAGAGCTTTATAGTACCACATAGGCATTCTTTTCTTTTCTCCTTTTTTGGATATGAACTCAAAAAATTCTCCTTTGTCCACAATATCTGTTGGAGTTAATTTTGGCAAGTTTTTTAACCATAAGCAAGTTGATTTTTGTGCTTTATCTCCAAACATCCAAGGCTGTATGATTTGATCTGGTTTTCTATATTTTGTGGACATCACACCAATAGGATTTTCAACTGCTATTCTTTGAATAGGTGCGTTTATTAGCTCCATGAAAAAATCAATTCCTTGCTGCTGTCTCCCATCTTCAATCTTCTTTGCAAAGTGTCGTGCTCCGCTTGACGCGAGATGTGTGCAAGGAGGGAACGCTATCATTAATTCCCATCCTTTTTCTATAACCTTAAACACATCTTTTTGAAAGTGCCACTCTGGGTGCCCTCCGCTACATGACAGCAAATCACAGCTATATGCCTCATGTCCTAATTTTCGCAGATACTTTGTGACTGCTTGAGATTCTTCACATGCTACTAAGATTTTCATTCTGTTGTGTTTGGGTGGTGAATATGCTTCCAGCGACCTCTGAAATCTGTGTCATCTTCTGGAAGTTTAAGGTCTTTCACTATCTGCTTCATTATGATTCTTTGCTCATCTGATAATGGCTCTGGTTCTATTTTTTTTGTCTCATGGTAATTATTCTCCATCATGATTGATCTCTCATCAGCAAATTTCAGAAAAGCATCTCTCAATTCTGGCAATTTTAGACGTTCAAACATATTACCATAATATCCAGCTTTGAATCTGTCCATGACTATTTTCCATTCCTCCAATTTATACGCTGGAAATTCATTCAACAAAACTGATACTGCATGTTGTATTTCTTCTTGCGTTCTCAGAGTTTTATTCATCTCCAGATAATCAAGCATGTCTTTTGTGATGGCATACAAAGCTGCAAACGTTGTCACTTCATCACATTTCATTGCAGTCCTTACATTAGTGCCTTGTTGCCAAGCCTGAACTGGATTAAGAGTTACGAGTTTGTTCAAGATGATTAAGCAGCTTGTCTTTGTCGAATCCTTGAACAGCTGCATTCCGTTTTCTGTTGTTTTTAATTGCGAAGATTCCTTGATATCCATTTGCTATTGAGTTTTGTATCATTTTTATTGCTGTATTTACATCACCACCGCTTTCATCTTGCAATTTCTTGAGAGCAGTTTGTTCTCCAACCTTTGTGTATTTTTTTATTTTACGATTGGATCGGTCTTGTTTCCATAGATTCCATATATTTTCAAATTCCTTTTCTTCATATGGATATACTATCTGTGTCTTATCTGAAGTTACTATCTGGTATTGGTGTTTAGATTTCTTCACATCCATTTTCTTTTTCTTAGACTTCGATTTCACGATTTCTTTACTTGCATGTTCAGATTTATGGAATTGGTAAAATTGCTGGACTTTTTCAGTAATTGTGTACCATTTTGTTCTATCCCATCTTGCACGATTATGAACTGCTGAAATGATAGCTCCATCTTTTTCAAGATTAGTCAAGATTCTTCTGATCTGGTTATCTTTCCAGAATGGGAAAATCTCAGTGAATGCTGATGCGCTGTTCCATGTCCAAGTGTGTCCATCTATCTCATTCTTTTGATTGAGCTTGTTTCTATACACCCAGAATGCAAGGTGGTGGAGCATGATTGCCCCATCTACACCATACAACTGAGCTGCTTCTGTATTGAAGCAAAGATCTCTTTTCACTTGATATTCTCATTATGAAATAATACCTCTGACATCAGCTCTTGTGCTGTTGTATCACATTGTTTCAAGATAGTTTGAGAGTGTTTCAATAGTGGCATTGGGTTCTTTTGCACCCAATTGTTCACTGTGTTCGTTGAAACTTTCAGAGCACTGGCCATATTCGCTTGAGATCCATACATCTTAACTATGTAAGATTTGAATCCGTTTTTATTCTTTTTCATTAGTTTAAGTTATCACGTTCTAATAATAAAATCCGAGCTAAAATTGCTACACCTTCAAGATATTCATCATATGTTTCATCTTGACATACTCCGATAATCTGAACAGCTGTCTGAATTGCCCAAGAATTTTCAATATTCTTCTGAGTGGTTTGTGATTTTGGTGCTCCATTGAATGCAGCTGGATCATTCTTTGTCACTTTTAGTGTATCACCAAAGTTTGTGGTTCTTGTGACCTCATAGAATACACTGTCACCAACTGCATATGGTGGTTCTTCTGTTTTTGCATTGCATTGTCCAACTTGACCATCTTCAAACTGGATCTCAAAGGAATACATTATATCACCTCTCTTAGTTTGCCACGTTCCGTTGCTTTGTAAAGCAGTAATTTTTGAATTTTTCATTAGATTTTTTCTTTTATTGTGAATCCAGATTCATTATATCTGGTTTTGAAATTAATTTTTTGTGTTTTACTCTTAGATAAAACTGAACCACGTACATGAGTGAGATATCTTTCATTGTCTTGATCTGATGATATATCAGAATAGAATTGTTTTGAATCATATCCACCACAAGCTATAAGCACAATTGCATGATATCGGCAAAATTCTCCATGTGGAAAGTCATGCCAGTATGTAATCTCTGAAATATCATCAATATCTTCTCTATTGTGCTTGAAATGAATGAAAGATGGAGTATATCCCCAACCAACATATTGACCATTGACAAGAGCTGTGATTGATTTGTTGTATTTATGTGCCAATTCATATGCTGAGATCGTGTCAGTAGTTAATACATTACCTCTTACATCTAAACTTTCACCAGATTGTACAACTTCACCAGTGAGTGGACTGATATGGGTGCTCATTTCAATATGTATTGATTGAGCAGCTTCTTCAGCAACTCAGTTTTACACTCTATTTCAAACAAAGTAAATTCTATCTGAACCATAGGATTGTCATATGGCGCTCCTTTACGCTCTCTTTCATATCCTATAGCATTCAATCTCGCTTGGCATTCAATCCATTCTTCATGATGTAAAGGTGTAAAACCCTCTTTTAAGCGAGTTTTATCCACTTGCCTTGTGTTGCTATCACTTTTGTTCATGATGCTCTGTATTGCGCTTAGAATCGTTCTGAGCTGGTTCTACATGCCAGTTAATAATATACTGGATATACTGTTGTGCGCTATATTTTCTTGATTCTTCAAATGCACCATCCGGATTAATAGATTCAATGTAGTCTTGAAGATAAAAAGCAGCTGTTTCTGTGTTTATTTCTTTACTCATGATTCATCAGTTAAAAATTCGCAATGTTCTAAACAGTCCGGACATATTCCCATTTCAGTTTCTGTGGTTTCATATCCACAGCAGTCACTATATGGTAATTGATCATCTTCTTTATTCATTACAATGTTATTTAGTCTTGTATTGAGCAAAGTTTTCAATTTTTCTTCGCTGAGATTATTATACACTTCAAACAACGTACTTCTAAACTTTGGCGGTTCGTGTCTGTATATGTTACCTTCACAATCTCGCCTATAACAACCAGTATCAAGTAAGGTTATTCTATTGATTAAATTTTCTTTACTCATGATCAAATAGATTAAGCACATCATTTGATGATGAGGTTGGTTTTGCTTCACGTTTTTGCGCCCAGCTTAATCCACTCTGCCATGCATTAAGCAATCCATCAGTTGTGGTAAATTGAACACCATACTGAAAGCATACCTTGTAAGTATTCGTCAAGCTCTGGATCAAGGTTGAAATTACTACACTCTGCTCATCTTCAGTTGTGACCATATTACCAATCGTGATTGATAGCAGTTTAGATCCATTCAACATTCCCATCATCATTTTCTTTCTCTTGTGATTTGATTCAGATTTTAGTGTTGAAAGATTGCGATCTATAATCTCGGTTGTTCCCTTTGCTAGTAGTGATACTTTTTCATGTATCTCTGTATTGAAATTTGTCATCTGTTTTAGTTTATTTAATTTTTAATGCTTTCTGTAAAGCGGATCCGATTATACCCAGAGATGTTGAAAGTTCAATCATCACATCATTCATGTCCTGAGCCATATCAATTGAGGACTTTTTCTGGTTTGCCTCAGCTCGATCTGTTAGCTTGGTAGCTATTGTTGAAAGCTCTCCAGTTTGTAAAGTCATTTCAGTTAATGTACTGACCATGTTTGAAGCAGTTTGTTGGAGTTGCTTCAGCTCACTTTTCTTGATTCCCATGTTTTATGTTTTAGGGGTTATTAAATTTTCTTTCCAATATTGAAATTCTTGTTGTTTTTCAATAGAGTAGATCGCTTGTCTGAGAGCATCCACTTCTTCATTGTAGCGAATCATCCTTTCCTCATTCGCTTCTATCCACATCTTCGTGTTGGAATCCTTGATGCATTCTTTCTTAGCATCTTCCAACCTCTTGCCATTGTACTCAATAGAGTATTCAGTTTGTTCTAAGATCCTTTTCAGTATTCTTGTTGTTTCAATTAAGTCCATTTGTCATTGTTTAGATGGTAAAGATACAAATAAAACTACAATAAATTCATGTCACTGAGTAATTCTGCACCCCAGATGTAAACTAACATATTAACAGTCTTTTCAGCATTGTCATATATTGTTGATTCTCCAAAGTGATCTTTTTCATATTCTTGACATGTTTGGATGGCTTCCCATTCACTGATGCCATGTGTTTTAAGCCACTCAGCTGCCTGATAATATCCTATGATGTAATAATCCTCATTGAATAAGTGAAAGTGCAAATCCTCCATCTCATTACCTTCATACTTGTGGATCTCTGCAACTCGTTCTGTGATGTATTCACTGAGTTCTTTTTTTACTGAATTTTTCATGATATTAAAATTTAATTGTTTTGTGGTAACGCTGATTTGATTTGTGTTTCCAGTACCATATAATATGCAATCTGAAAAATGCAATATATCCTTCTGCATTTCCATTTTCAAATTTGTTGATCTGGATCATGTTCTTTTCCCAAGGCCCAAAGAAAATGTTTAAATTTTTCATTTTGCTTGATCTTGTGCGATTAAATTAAGTGTGTCCATGATACCTCTGTAATATGCTTTTGATTCAGCATATCGTCTTTCATAGTATGTGACATCTGTATCTGGGTTGTCATACATGCGGTCTCTATTATAGAACATATCTGATTCTGCTTCTTGCTTCAGATACTTCATTTTTTCTTCCAGTGTGCTTTTCATTATTTCTTAATTAAAATTAATCCTAATTCTTTAGCTGCATAATTAATATGTTTCTGTGTTGTCATGCTCCAGTACCCTAACTGAATCATTTTAGGATATTCGCATTTTGCTACAAGCGTGTCATAGCTTTTAATATATTTTCCATCATCCTTATAAACGACAGATAAATTCTGTGTGTATTTATTAAATTTCATTTTGATTTGGTTTTATTGTTAAATTTTTTTGCTATAGACTTTGCTAAGTTTTTTTGTCCGTTATAGTGCGCCCATTGTAATGGCGTAAAAGTTCTTTTGTTTCGGGTGTTCGTTTCTGGATTCATTATTTTTTTATTTTGAAATTAGGATTATCAAATATCTCCACTTCCATATCTTGAAAGTGATTACGTTTATTTTTTAGATTGTGCAATTTTTTTAGCTCCGAATATAAAGCATCTAATTCTTCATTAGAGAGTGGAGATCCATCTGCGCTTATTTCATCATCAATCATTTGCTCAATGTTCATGATTTCAATAGCTATATTTTTAATGTTCATGTTGATTTGATTTTATGATTAGTATGCTCCGCTTGAAGTTTTTGCAAGTCGGTTTATCTTTTGCTCAATCCAAGTGCTTAATAGAATTTCTCCAGTAGTTTCATCTATGTCACAAATTTGGCTCTTAGGAATCCAAACCATTCCATTATTCACACAGTTAATTTGAATTGCCTTATCTGTAACTCTTTCTAATTTACCACGCGATTCAATTAATGGAATATTAAACTTTGTACCCTCACTAAGCGACTTGATTTTTTGCTCTAAATTTTTCATTTTGATTTGATTATTAATTATTCTACGTTTCCCCAAATTCCGACCTCTTGTAATTTTCCAAGTATCTGCTGCATATCTACATTTGTACTTGCTGATAACTCATTATCTCCATCACTTTCAAGAAGTGAGATTGAGTATGCTATCACTTGAAGTTGTTTTTTTGAAAATTTCATCTTTTTTATTTATTAATTATATACAAATATACATGATAATCTCTATACTTTAACAATTAATTATGATTTTCTTTAATATTTCTTTGATTTCTTAGTGTTTACTGGAGAATACAGAGCAAAAAAAAACCCACATTTAGTGGATTAATTAAATTTATGCTATATTTGAGCAGATTTCAGGGTATCCCATTCTGCTTTGTCATCTGTTTAGTTGGAGAGCTGCACAATATATCGCCTTATATTATGTGGCTCTCTTTCTGTTACAGCGGCATCATTACATTGAATGCTGTGTGACCTCCAATAACTACTCCACAAGCTAATTGTTGGAATTTGAATGCCTTAGCATAGGACATCCCAAGACTATCACGATCAACTCCAGATCCAGTCTGCATGGCCATTATCCTTTTCTGACCTGAGAACCATTGCACATAACATTGAGTGTGAATATGGCCTTGAACAGTGCTCATCATGTCATTCTTTGCCTTTGTTGATGCAGTACCTCCTTCACCATGTATGTATTGCACTCCATCGTACACAATGCGCTCTGTCCAGTTCCAATTTGTTCCAAGAACTTCATTGTATGATTTGAGCCATTGTGATGGTACTCCAGCTTTGAACAGCTTTCTGGCAATGATCCTATCATGGTTGCCTATGATTACATCTGCAACTGGAAAAGCATCACGCCATTTGTGGATTTCAGCAATGGCATATTCAAGTTCATCTTTCCCTCCAGATAGATCAGGATTTGAATCATGAAACGAGGCATATTGATGATCTGCCAAGTCACCTATGAAGATAACTTGATTGCAATTATTCTCAATATACGTTTTCTGGCAAAATTCTCTGTATCCTTTTTTGCAATATGGCTCATGTACGTCACCTATAATTAAGATTCGTCTCTCAGACTTTACAAGCCTTCTATATGCCTCTAATATGTTTCCGTTTAATCTCGGTCGCATTTAGGAATATAAGTGAATATAACCGCTGAAATGAATCCATCGTGAGTAGTCTGATTTGAAGTCCAGTATTCAGTTTTTTTCATAGAATGATAAGCACAATGGAAGAACACCAACAAAGGCAAGTGCTACTCCTTGCCATGTTAGTTCGTTTTCTGTTATGTGAATACAAGCTGTTATACAAATCAATCCACCCAGTGAGCGTTTTGCACTCCATCTCCTTAAATCTCCTTTTGTTTTGAAGATCTGAGATAGATCGAAATTAGATAGCAATTTCAGAAGTGCATTGTTCACTTCTTCTTTCTACGATCCCCAGTGATAGCTGTTATCAGTATATCCAGATATCCAAAGATTTGATTGTCTTTTTCTGTGGGCGTCAAATTGACGATAATTTTGGAGAAAGCTAAAATTCCAAGAAGAAGCTCTGCCCAGTTTTCAATAATAAAATCTGTCATAATATATATATTTATTTAATTCCTTTTTCTGCTAATAATATTTTAATTTCTTGCATACCAACACATAATTCTTTGAGTAATGATTTCACTTCTCCTTCTTGTTTCTCCAGTGAATATAATCGCGCCTTTATTCCAGTGACATCATTTGTCATTTTGATCCAAGTTCCAAGTATTCCCACAAAGCATGAAACTGCAACAACTATTATTTCACTCATCATTCGTCTTGCATATAATATGAAAAATAAACGTCCAAACTCCACCCTCCGTTAAAAGCAGCATTTGCCCAAATCTCAAAATCTTTATTTACCAAATCGAACTCAAATGCATTTGAAGAACCTGAGTTCGCTTGACCTCCAGTTACAAAGGTGCGTGTTCCGCTAGCTATTGTATTCATCCACTGTCTTGCATACGCCCAATAATCACTTGTTCCTGCTGACGATGCATCCCATCCAATATATAAACTATTTGATGAAGACTCCGTACCTGACGCATACGTTGAAACCGCAATCATTGAAACTGGCACTATTATTTTTGTGGCTTCGGCTGCCTTTAATAGAATGGGTGTAGTGTGTAGTGCTAAAATATCGGCATTGTCGAGTGATATCTTAACAGATTCCACGATGCCACCACCAACCCCGGTAAATAAATTTGCTTTGGTAATCTGCTTATTCGTACCATCCGGAGACATAGTTGTATCATCTACATCGACAATCATCACCAGATCTGAATCCGCAGCACTTGTGGCTGCTGTCAGTTGTGTTACTTTTTTTGTTGCCATGTTTCTTGATATATTTCTTTAATTTTTTGATATTAGCTCTGGTGCGCTTATTAGGTTTCATACTCTTGGGCCAGTTATTAATCTCAATAATGCTTCTGCTTCTGATTTGTTGTAAGATTGTTCCACATTTAATCCTTGAGTGTAGTTTGCTGAAGATGGAGAAACATCTGGAAATGTATTGCTTGTAAATTCTGGATATGTTGAGGAATTTGCACATAGATAGTCAATTAATCTTTCTTTATACCATGATGCAATATCTCTAGCAGTTGATATGAGAGGCTTGATATCATCATATGATACTGATCCACCTTGTTCAGTATTCATGGCTACAACAGCATTATTCACGAATCTTACTCTCAACACTGGTATCACCTCCATGAAGCTAAATTGCACCAAACATGGTATGATGTATGTATTCAATAAAGTTGCGTAAACTTCGTTTCCAGCATCATCTATTGTTCCAGCAGAAATCAGTGTTTTTATCTTGTTATAAAGATCTGTTCCAAGCACTGGCAAAATCCATTTTTCTTGAGCTTGTAAAATAGCTGGAAAAAGAACGTTTGGATCCACCGATCCACCAAGTGATGTATCTCTCTTTACTCTTGATGGAGATACCAATACGATTGTTGTACTTGCCATGATTAATTGTCTGCTTTTGGTTTCACGTAATTCACTGGAGTTTTTATATTCTGAGCAGCTTTGTTAGAGGGTAAGAATCCTCTGTTTTCCATATCTCTTGGTCGCTTCGCAACTTTTGGATCATTCTTTTTTGGTGTTACTGCTTTCCTTTCATCAGGAGATAGTTCATTTATGATAGCTTGTCTTTGCTTTGCAGTGATTCTTGAATCATCTTTCTTTAAGAACGTGAATCTGCTCCAATAATGCGCACATGATCCACCTCCTTTGTACAGCCAGATATCGTATTTCTTTGCTCCATCTGGCCCCCAACCAGAATTGACTGCTGTTCTACCAGCTTTGTAGATATTTTCCTTTGTATAATACTTTGCAGCTCCAACCATCTTCACGCAAAAATCTCTGCTGTCATATTCCATCTGATTTATCTTCAACGGAGCATATTGATAGCGAATCTTGAACAGTGGATTATCTTGCTCTTTTGATTGATCGCTTGTGGCTGGAATAACTGAAGCTAAATTCACTCCATGAATCATTCCATCAAGCCTATCTTCATCATCATAATCCACTTCACGCTCATCTATCACTTCATATCCTTCTGGAGCATCCTCACCAAGCGAAATAAGAGCATCTAAGCAACTTTCATCTGGTTTAGGTATCTCAGTACTCATTTCTTCTTTTGGTGGCTCTACAACCTCCGTAGTGTCATCATCAATATTTATGAAGTTAGCTGGTTTAGATGGAATAAAGAATAAGTCAAGATTGATTGCATTTGCAACAAACACTTCTTCTAATCCCTTGAGCAAAATATCTTGAAATTCCTCCACTACTGTATTGTGAAATAAACTGTAAGAATCATTCAATTCATCAGCATTAGAACCCCAAGAATTTCCACCACCTCTCACTCCAAATAATAGTGGTGATGTCACTCTATGACCAGAAAGCACTTTGTTTGTGATCTCAGTGCTCAAATATGTGTACATATCATCAGATCCATTGCTTGCAATTGGCTCAATTTTTGGAGCTGTCTCTGGCCCATCATTAAAGGTGATTAAGAGCTTTCCAGCATTGTTGCTTCCAGAGAATTTCTCATAAACTTTTCTTTCAATATCTGCTCTCTCTTGATCTGTTGGAATACCATTAGAAAAACTCAGCATCATACTTGGCATAAGCGAATTTTTGATGTTGTTCAAATGGAAAGATTGCACTTCGTGATCCAGTTCAATATATCCAGTTGATCCAACGTAATCTGGCAACCCATAATAATGAAAAGATGGAGCATATCTTTTTATCTGGAGAACAGTGGATGCTGCTGTACGATCTTCAGATGAAAAAGATTTCAATACATTCGGTTTTACTCTATCATTTGACCTTGCCCAAGAATTTTTGTAATACCAATCATGTATCTTGCCTTCACTATCTGCAACACCAGCTCTCAAAGTATGCACTGGCAAGTGTTTCATCTGAGCAACTGAAGTTCTTGCTTTATTCCAGATCGTATTCACATAACATTGTCCATATAGCTTCAGATCAATAGCTAATTTCTTGAGCAAATCATCATCACTGCTATTCAAAAGAGATTGAAGTCTCAACCACTGCTCTTTGTTACCATCTGAATCATCTCTTTCAACCGCATCCAATCCTTTACCGTATATCATAGATCCAACACCATTCACAATTGCTGAATGTATTGAAGATCCAAGATACAAGCTCTCAAGATAGTCACCATAGCAATCATCAGAGCCATATGATATCCAATTCTTTCCTTGTACTTCTTCAAATTGTGGAACGTCATGCACTGGCATTCCCATTACTGAGAAATCGCTTTTATTATTCTTCATAAGCTTTGTAATTTACCGAATCGCTATATGATTCAAATCTATTGTAACCATCTTCTCCAGATACCCTTTCCAAGTGCGCTAAATTTTTTCCGACGACTGTATAATTATGTTCAAGATATTCTAGGATTTCCATCTGATAAAATCCCTCCAGAAATTCGGGTTGCTTCAAAAATATTTCTGCCTCATCTACATCTTCAGTTACTGTATCATTTATTGTTACCAGACCTTTCAAAGTTCTTCCATTCCATCCACCTCCAGCAATAGAAATATCTAGTGTAAACGTCTTAGAATTATTTGTTGATTCATCTGTCAATATGATATTATATGATGGTGTAATGCCTCCAAGATCATCGTTGTAATTACTTATATTAAGATACAAAATATTTTCTCCTTGTGTAAGTTGTACCATATTTTCAAATATATGTTTTTTTTAGTTAAAAAAAAAGAGGAGAAGCGAATCGCCACCCCTCTTTCAGTTGGTTATTTTAGATTCTATGTTGGATTCGTCACAGTAAAGTCAGCAGCTCCAGCTCCAGCATTAATACCATCAAATGGCCAAGTATCTATATCTGAAGAATCAGTTGGAGTTATAGTTGGAGGATATTCAGATTCTCCAGCTGTCACAGTTAATGTATATCCTTGCATATCTGCTCTGGCTGCTCCAGTTACAAATGTTCCACCAGTCACAGTACATCCATTTTGAAGTCCAATGCAATACACATTATCATTCGCATCTAAGATGTAAGCAAATACTCTCGTTTGAATTAGCAATTGCAATTCTTCAGATGTTGTTTGCTTCAAGATATTCAATGTGATCTCCAGAGCTGAATCATATGATGCAGATCCAGCTGGTTCATTAGTCACTGTTGTAGTGAGTGAAGCTGTATTCGGCTGCACATCATATCTGTAAACAGTTTGAGCTACTCCGATGCCAGTTAGCACACCAGAAGCAAATGTCATTTCTGAATATCCTTCTACCTGAAAGTCACTAAAATATATTGCCTTGATTCCACCAACTGTATCTTTACAGTTCAATCCAATCGCAGCTGTAAGATTACAAGCCATTGTCTTTTAATTTTTTTCAGTTAATATTTATTGTCCCCACCATACGTCAGCACCAACGCCAACCTGAACTCCAGCTGCATAACGCATGATGAAGCGGATATTGTCAGAACCATCAATTGGAGACATATCTATTGTGCGAACCTCAGTTAGATTTGTTTGGATATTAGATCCAAATACGAGGTTGCTTGAGTATGTTCCAACCAATTGATTGTCTGGAAATCCCGGACAAGCATAGATTGGATAGCCATATATGTTAGATGGTTTCTCATTTGCTTGATAGTCATTTGCAAATCCAGATGTTCCAAGAGCTTGATTGTATAGGAATAAAGTCTTTGGAGAACAGTACAATGCGAAATCTGCTTTTCCAAGAACTGGAGATGTGACTACATTAAGAATTTTCATAAATTCTGCAACGATATTTGAAGCTGAGAAAGTTGTTGTCAATGTTACATCATTCACAGTTGAATCTGTGACTAAGATTCCAGTTGTAGCTGTTGTGAATCCTTCAAATTCTCCAGCTGTTCCATCAGCACCAGTCCAGATATCATTCTCAACTTGTTGAGCAACTAATCCAGCGATATGTCCAATGACATAATCTGTGAATGCTGTTGGCATATTTGAATTGAGACTGTTTCCAGTTTCAGATGCTAACCATGACTGTCGCATTGTCTTTTTGCAAAGATCAATATTGACAGCTAGTTCTTTTGTAGTCAATACGTTCTCTGTAATTGTTACAGATCCAGCATCTGTGAAATCGCATGTTGCATCAGCTATTAATGAAGCTCCAGCAATTTGATTGATAACAGCTTTGTAATATACGTCATCAATGGTTCTGATGTATCCATTTGCTAATGTAGTTCCACTTTTCAAAGCAGCACTTACGAATGGCAAAGCTAACTCTCCAGCGTATGTTGGGGAAGTTAATGTCGGGCCATCAAACTCATACTTATTTGCAACACTTTTTTCCTCTGCGTTGAATGAGGTTTTTTTAATATACTTCATTTTAGTTTTTTGCGAAGTTTGAAATGATTGCATGTGCTCGGTCTCCAGTTTTCAAAGATGAAAAGGTTTCTTGATTCATGTCCTTACTATTATTTTTTGTCGGTGAGTGATTCACACCTTGAGAAGCTGGTTCGTTTTCAATAGCTGAAAGACGTTCCATCATGTGCTCAAATGCTGCATTAATTTCAGAAGATAATTCACTCAGTTCTTCAGATACTTCATCATCACCTCCTTCTTTTTCTCGCTTGAGATCCGCAACAGCATCTTCAAGATTCTGAATACGTTTCTCCATACCATCCCAATCTTGTACATCAGCTTCATCACCTTCAGCCATCTCCACTTCAACATCAACTTCTTCTTCTGCTTCTGGTTCATCTTCACCTAATTGTGTTATGCGACCTTCAGCAACAACAAGTACTGTTCCATCCTCAAGAGCATATGTACCATCATCAAGATAGTCTGCATTGCCCTCATCAGACATCACACTGATCTCTACTCCAACAGCTAATGATTCAGCTTCTGTTACTACTAAGCGACCATCATCCAATCTTGCTTCAGCATAGAATTTGGTGAGGTTTGGAAGGTTTAACAACCCTCTGATCTTGTCAATTGTTTTGCTCATGATATTACTTGTTCAAATACATATATAAATTTCTTAAATCCGTTCCCTTTGCTATTACTTTGAAGTGGGTGATTGTTTACTCGGTGGTTTTGGTGCTGGTGATTTACTAGATGATGGAGCATTTGTTTGTGATGGTGTTTTATCATTTGTCTCATGACTATCACAAGCCATATAGAGCACGATATCATCAACTGTATGCTCATGGTATCCAATACATCTATTGAATAGCTCTCCATACAACTCTGCTTCTTCAATCGTACTCCACAGAGGTTTTCCATCAAGACTGAATACAGCTTCCATTTCTTCTAATACAAGTGATTTCAATTGCTCAAGAGTTTCTGTATCTTTTGGGCAGTTTGGACATGGCACTCTTTCCAGCTTCTGTGCTTTCACCAATTCATCTGTGAAATATCCTTCAATACTGAAACCGCGAACATCTTTTTCAATGATAGCATTCCAGATATTTTCATCCCAAATTTTCATTGCTAACATCCATGTTCCTATTGGTAGATCAAATCCATATAAAGCAGCTTTATCTCTTTTTGGATCTTCAATCAACCATGATTCTACAACTGTCAATCCACTGATATCATCAAC